CCTGACCCTTTCGGGGCTCCGGGGAGGGGGAGCAGAAAGAACTACCCCCTCAATAGTACCTAACGCGTGTACAACGCGACTCATTTACAACGAGTTGTTGAGTGTTAACGTCCACTACGACGTGTCTAAAGGCCTGCCTGGGCGTTGTAGCCGCCAACCAAGGTCATCCAAACTTCCAAATTGAAAGTGAGACTCCCAGTCGTAAGACCGTAGACTAATGGGAAAGTGCCAGCCTGAGCTTGAGCCAGGCTCGAAAAGAACCTGAACTGAGCGGAAGGACTTATGGAATCCCTGACGCAATACAAAGTATACCCGTTGGATATTGTTATCGCTGCATTGGGATATTGCAGCTTAAACAAATTGGTAACATTTGCTGCGCCGAAAGAAGAATTGTTTGTGTCGATCAATACTTTATAGATATCGCCCAACGAGGCACCAGTCGGCTCGACCGCGACTCCACCAGAAAGGTTATTTCCAAATGGAGTTAGGGAGACTTGTGTGGTACCTGCAGTCGTGGCTAAAGCGTTCTGTCCAAGAGAGGTTTGAAACCAAGCTGTCCTCTCAAGTGGAAGAATTCCGCGCTTTGGATTTGCGCTCAATTCCTTGAACTCAATCACATAGTCCATTAGAACAGAAGCTGCATTACTGCCGCTGCTACTCTTCTGAAAGCAGAAGATGTCTCCTGCTGCTTCATCATTCAAATCATCTCCAGTGAGATAATCAGTGCTTCGCCATTCCGACTCGGGTTTATATACCGCTGAATGATTCATCCAAACAGGCCCCATTGTAGTACCAGGGTCTGAGAGGACAAACGGAACAAACGCTGAGCTGCCGTAATCAACCATTGGGTCTGAGTGTGTCTTTTGCGTATAGAGCATCATCTGACCGTTCGCAGAAGTAGGACTTCCGCTCACGTAGTGAAACGCTAACGCGACAAACCTCCAAGACCCGTACATTTTCATGTAACTTTGAATGTTTGACCCGAACATTGCTGCGGGCGTTAGTGGGATTCCGCCGACAATCGTCCACGCTTGCGAATTTGTTGTAATTGTACTAAAGATAAAATCCCTTCCAGTTACTCTAATACCGCCATTAATTGTAGACGTTCTAGGAGTAATACCACAAATACTATTTCCTATATTTACAGGGGCATTCTGCATGAGCGAGACTACTCTACTCGGATCATTGTTCCGGTTCTTCGTTCTTCTCACCGCCGCCTTCCGCGTACGTTTCGGTGCCTTCTTGGTTGGCCTCCGATTCCCCCGCCGCTTACCTCCAGCCATGATGGACGCTGTTCTGCGTTACTGGGGATGTAATAACTAGGAGCTTGTGAGACTCTAGTGACGGGTGTTTGTGGGGAGGTTCCTGAAGCGGGATTTCCGCCGCTACGAGACTTGTTGCCGTGAGTAGCTTCAAGCGCTCGATAACCTGCGTACGCTGCTACTCCAACGCCGACGACTACGGCTAATGGAGCTGCAAAGGCTGCTAGAGCGCCTTCACCTGCTAACGCTACTGGTGCGTAGACTGCTGCTTCTTCTGCTGCGTAAGGGGCTGCGACCGATAACTCGATCACGTCCGCTAACTCCGCTGCGTTTTGCGCTGGGATGTAAGCGTTGACCTCCGCGTTTAAAGCGTGTTCAAACAGCCTAGTTGACAATTCTGGATACACACTAGATATTCTACTAGCTGCACTCCACACCTCTGGTACAATACTATTTGGAGGTATGGGAATAAATCCAACCATACTTACACAGACAAATTTTGACCTGGCTCACCGACCAGGCCACTACAATAACTAAATACACGATTCTTGACGGGTTTAGGCAAGTTTCGCAACTCAGCTTTAAGAGCTTCAAGTAATTCAGGCGTTACTGTCTTGTTTGAAACAAAACGCGCCAACATCTTTGCCCAATTCAATGGGACTGCACATCCCTGATTAAACCGGTGAGAGCAGAACTCGAACGACTCAACTGCCCCGTTCTTCACAGGGCAGTAGTTATACATTCCAACAGTTTTGCCTAAAGACTCATACAACAAAGCTCCACTTTTCCCATCGCGAGAAATGTCGACCTCAACGGAATCGTCTCCCATAGCCATAACCCACGAGAGTTTATCTCCCGCAAGCACGTAGTGATCGAACACTCGGCATCTGGAATTCGTAGAGGAGGTGAGGTAAGATCCGGACTTCATTAGCCCAGGATAAACCTGAGCTCTCAACTCTCCATCCGAAAAGGAAAACACTGAATTTGACAGACAATACATTCTGTTCCGCATAGCCTGAGCTGCACATGAGTGCAGCCCTTGAGACAGAGAGATTCTAATCTCAACATCTGCCTCGAGCTCCCAATCTTGAACTGACCAATCCCAGCCAGAAATATCCGCTTCTGCGAGCGGCCCAATGTTACTTGCGATTCTCGTTCTCGCGAACAAGTCTCGTGTCATCTGGTCGGTTAAACCGATACCTGGCTTTGATGGTATGAGTTCCCACATGGAAATCTCTTTCCGATTCTGCGGTCCAAATAAAACACGCTCTACTAGCTGGTCTATAAGAGACACACTGCTAATCAATCTAAACCGTTTAGTGACGATTTTCGACATCTTGTGCGGCTCCTGTTTAACAAATAGTCTAACGGGATCACAAACTCCTAACAGTACTAGCTCCTCTGGAGAATACCCATCACATGAAATAGAACCCAATTTCTCCAAGCGCTCCAGTACACAGTTCACCACAAATTCGAAGTACTCTTCACGAACTTTGTAGTTCTCTTTTCCCAAAGCGGCGAGCGGAATACCCGGACTCCCTTTCGGGTTAATCGAGTTAGTCAGCTCAAACTCTACAGCTTCCCGTCTTGCTTCAGCGGACCAAAGAAGACAAGCGCCTGTTGCTTGTGTGGTGGGATATAAACTCCTGACTTTCCTGAGAGTGTCTCCCCAGTTGCTTGGGCGCTGGGTTCGTTTGAATCGAGATGCTTGGTACGAGAGGCTCGCTTTCTCGGCTTCCGGGCCGACTTCGGGCCAGCCCCACTCAAGGAGTTCTGGGAACTCTTCTTGAGCTCGCTCAAGACCTGCGTTACCTCTTTGTTTAGCACCTCTAAACGTGACTGCAGTGCGTCCACAGGAGCGGAAAGGCATACCATCTCCGGTTGCTTTTCCCTCGGACAACTGGTAGTTGCCAATGTCGAGCAAACTGGAGAGGTTTCCCTCACTGCAGAACTTTGTACCTGGGCGTTCTGACGGCCCGACATTCCGTTTAAAGGTACCGCTTCATCTGCGGCTGCTGTCACACTTCCTGAAACCTTTTCTGGCTCCGTACTCTTACACTCGGGGTACTCGGTGTAGTAATCCATGTCATCACCCTCAAGTGACAGCTGGTACCACGACTTACGGACGAATTTCTTCTCCATGTCGAGTATATCCTTTGCTGCGTAATTGTGATCGCTAAACAATACGTTCACACCTCCAATCCGAATAGAAACTCTATCCTGTTCATCTACATTCTCTACAAATTCATCATATGCTATGGCTTTAGCACCATAAGCTCCAGTGGGGGATTCCTGAAACGCGCGACCGAGCACATCCAAGATCTCATGGACCCGGACAAACTCGTTAGCTTTAACGCCATCGTTCCCGATATGGACTCCCACTACGTGACCCTCATTGAATAGAGGCGTGCCGGACCAACCACTTTGTGTCGATGCTGCATGAGTTCCAATAATCTTATCAAATTTCTGGATCTGTCCCGTTGAGAAAGCAAGTTTTCCTCCTACTTCTCCCCAGAGCTGTACTACAGAGCCAACAACTGCGGTTCTCGACTTCAATGCTGCGACACCCAACACACTCCAAATGGGGGCGGGTATCTCAACAACACTTACATCTACTCCCGAAATTGGCAGTATCTGGACCGATTCTTTATCGATAGGAATTCTAACGCCGCCTCGTCCAATAAATACATCATTGACGCAATTTGAAACGACGTGCCTAGCCGTAACCAGGTAACTCCTACTACCGACCGAAACTCTCGATCCCATTCCCTGTAAAACATCGCCGTCAAAGATCATAACAACCCCTTTAGGTAGCGTAGCACACTCATGGTACACGCTTCGTTGTAGGGTCATTTCCTCTCGAGGCAATGGAGCTTGACGAAATAAAGCATTTAGCCCACCAATCATCTCTAAGCTCAAAGGAAGCCGTAACTCCTGTTCTCCGTGGTAAATGGGCAAATATATACAATTCGCCCCGAAGTCGAGCTTCATGTCTCCAGCAGTAACGTAATGGAACTCCTTTACAGGAATTTTCTCCACTCTATTTCTCCACTTTCTTTCCACTAGTTTACGAGTGAGGAAAGAAACCAGGAGGCGGCACGTCGGGTACCCTACTATAATGAGCAGAGTTACTCCGGCCAACAACTGGCTGTTTGACACGAGCATCGTCACTGCCACTTTCAGAACCTCTCGCACTGCGAGCAGACTCCCCAAGAAGCAAGCGACTATCGTTAACGGAATTATCGGAAATACCACGCATAGTATTGCCGCGTGGCTGACGGTAAACACCGTGAGGGTGAACAAGCACAGGCTCTTCCACATATTCATGTCTTGAGATGCAAGAAAAGCCACCCACGGTGAGAAACCGCCAGTAAATGTGTCTACCAATATTTAACTGCGGGGCCAACCCCTGCGATCCTGCTTGCGGTTTTGATTATATCTATCCCTATCTGGGTGAGTATTATCGTTCACGCCTATGTATCCACCAGCTAAATATTTCCCTTGAGAGAAACGGACTGCTTGTGCTAAATCGAAACTCTTGTCAGCCGACAATGATCCGAAGGTAGGAAACGTCACTTCCGCCGAATCGTCGTCTTTGTACTGGTCTCGCAACACTAAGTTTGTCACCTCCTCAACCAAGTCGGTCATAGAAGTATCAGAATCGGACTCGTATTGACTCTCGTCCTCTCCTGCCGTTGTGCACCATTCAACTTCCTCCTCTGAACTAGATTCCTCCTCAGGCCCAGATCCGTAGTAGTCTATAACGTCTCCGTCTCCGGCTGCGTCGTCTCCGCTTCCAGCGTCCGAATCGTCACTGTCTGAACTTTCGTCCGACTGAGACTGTTCAGAGCTTGAACGGTAACCAACACAATCACCACAATGAGCCACAAGGGGTATTCCAGATAGCTCCTCCTGATCCGGCGCGGGGGCATAACCAGCCTTGAACTCAATAGTCCTGTAAGCCACGTGCCCGCACCTGCACTCCAGAGCCAACTCAGCGTCGTCCTGATCTTCGTCTTCCACTTTCACAGCGTCCAGAAAGATGTCTCCACACTCAATGGGGTGACAATCCGGCCAAGCGGTCGTAAACTCAACCTCGTGATAGAGATCTTGCGTCCAACCGTCGCTTGTGATATGCTTCTTGACGTAATCAGGGTAATGAACAATGACCGTAGTAGGCATCCAAAGCACTTC